CTTTTCCAACTTGCCGGAGTATCTCCAGTTGAGACAGGTGTTGCAGTAGGTTGAGGTGTTTCTGTACTTGTTGTTTCTACAGGCACAGTTTCTTGTGTTATCTGTTCTTCTGACATTATTTATCCTTTTGTTTTAACATTGATTTAATAAATAGAATGACACTACGTTGTCCTTCTAAATATGCACTCTCGTGACTATCTCCTTTTACATTAGTAGTAGTATGATAATGACATCTTTTTTCTATGTCCGCCAAAACATTCGTACCTTCATCTGATGCAAAAATAAATTGATAATCTTTTTTTAGTTCTTTTAATTGTTTTTGTATTTCTTTTAGTTGTTTTTCTTGATTTTCATTTTCCATATTATTCCACTAATGCTTTTGCTTCTTCTGGCAATGCTTTTGCTAGTGGTGCTATATCTCCTCCGGCTTGTGCAACTTGTTGCATCTGTGCCATTTGTTGTTGTTCTGCTGCAGCTGCGGCAGCTTCCTCTCTTTCTGCATTAACTTGTGATTGTAACTTCAGTACCTTTTGTGGAATACCTACAAGATCAGCTACATGTTTAACAAGTGCATCAAAGTTTATGTAATCAAATACTGGAGCAACATTAGCAAGTGATCCTAATATTTCTATACCTCTAGTAATTGATGAAAGTTCTGTAGACTTTTGTGCTTTAGCAAGTGGTGATACATATTCTATTTCTATGTCTTGACCAGATAAAAAATCTGGTGCAGGAGCAAATTGGTTTCTTCTTAATAAAATATTAAAGCATCTGTCGATTAGTGGTTTTAATAATTCTGATTGTAGTCTGCCAAGGACAGGACCTAGTAGTCTCATCTTCTCTTCGTTACGTTGGATAACTTCTGTTGCTGTCATTTGCGGACCTGTTTGTAACATCAGTTGATCAACATAAAAAACATTTCTAATAGCAGTTCTTCTTTGCTCTTCCATATTTAAACCTAGTGGATTGTTTGCACCAATGTTTAATGGTTCAATTCTATCTCTTGTACCACTTCTATAAAAATTTAGTCCACCCGGTACAGTTCTTACAGGAAGTAAGAAACCATCATCCGGAACTAATAGTGGTGGGTCTACTTGTTTCTGTGCGGCTTTGATTGTAGTTTTTGACATTTCATTTAGCATCTTTACGTCTGGCAAAGCTGTCATTGCAGGTGATCTACCATATATCTCATGTGATGCTTTTAAATATCTTGGCACTACGAAAGGGAACTCTTGGAAACCAGATACTGATAATTCATTACCACTATCCATTTCTATGTATACAGATTCAAATGGCATGTTCTCTGTATCTTTTAATTTAGGATTAAAATCTGATCTTGGATATACAACATGTAATATTTCTATTTCATTGTAAGGGTCTTTAGCTGATTGTACTTGAACTTCTCTTGATACATTTTTACCAAACTGTTGCATTACTGCTCTCATTGATAATGTAAACTTTCTGTAAACTGTATCTATTCTACCTTTGTCATCTTCAGCAATATATATTTCGTTAATGTGTCTTGTAGAAAATTTTAAGACATCTTCATTATCTTCTTGAACGTGCATGGCTGCAGTACCAAAAGTAATTAGGTCGTGATACAATTCAAATATTTCTTGTTGAAAGTTTGATCTGTTAAATGCAGAATACATAACTTCAGTAGCATCTTCTAACCAAAGTTTTGCTTCATCTTCCATTTCTAATGCTGAATCTTTAAATCTTAATGAGAACCAAGGTGTGGATGGATTTGTTAGCATACCATGTAATGATGCTGCTAATAATTCTACTGCTTGTATTGGAGATGAATCAAAAATTAATTCGTTTCTTTTATCTCCTCTTGATCTTCTTTTGGTAACGTCAGCTTTTCTTGGTTGCATATAGTCTGCAACTTCTTGCCAATGATTTTCCCAGTTAGCTCTTTGACTTTTTAATTTGCCAAATCTTGCTAATAAAGATTTAGTTAAATCTGTTTTTGCCATTATACCATTCCTAATAAAGTAGGTTTACCTAGTGAGTAGTTTGATGATGTTTGAGTTACACCTTGTGAAGATGTAAGAATATTTTTTCTTCTACCTTTTTTTTTAGTTATTCTTGCATCATATTCTTCTTCAGATTTTTTTTTATCTTCTGCTACTTTTGCTTCAGTTGTTTGCACAGTAGTTCCACCAATATTTTTTTTAAGTATAACAGGCTCAGTAACTTTAACTTGATTATTATTTCCACCATCACCATCTCCTTTATTGGTAGTAGTGGTTTTTTTTGAATCTTTTATAGATTGTTTTGCAGCAGTATCATCTTTTTCTCTTGGATCAGATAATGTTCCATCAGTTACATTTTTAGATGGTGTACCTAAACCTACTTCTACATTAGCTTCAGCTTGTCTTTTTGCTTTTTCAGCAGCCTTTTGTTTATTTATTTCTCTTTCGTAAGCAGATACTTGTGTATCTTTTGATCCATCATTTGATGCTGCTCCTGCTCCACTCATTATTTTTTACCTAGTAAAGTTTCTAGCTGATCTTCTTTATCTTCTTGTATTCCAAGTGGACCAGTTAGTATTGTTGAACGTCTACCTTTTCTATTTCTTCTAACTCTTGCTTGTTCTTTTGCAATAGCTTCTTTTTCTTCTGTTGAAATTTCTTCTGGAACAGCCGGTGGTGGCTCTGGTGCTGGAGCTGGTGGTGGCAAAGGTGGCATTTTTGGTTTAAATATTGAACCCATAATTATATAATCCTGTAACTATTATCTGCTACACTTTGTGGAGCCGATTGTCTAGTATTAATTTCTTGTAGTCCAACTGCTAGGTAACGCATTGCATCACAAGCATGTGAACTCCAATCGTGTACAGGCTTTGATCTAAACATTCTATTTTTATCAATATACTTCCTGTGGTAATGTCTTAACGCATCTATTAACTTTTTGCAATGGTCAGTATCAATCCAACATCTAGGTAAGGTCATAGTGGTTGCGTGTATGCCATCCTCTAGTGGAATTTTTGGAACAACTTTAAATCTTATTCCTAATTGATAGGCGACCTCTCTCCGAGTTTTGCCATTGCCAAAATCGGTAACTTCAATGTCGTGTGGTGCAAAGTGATCTTTGTAGATATATTCTTTCTCATTTATCATCTTAATGTAATAAGGTAATCCTTGACCTCTCTCTTCATGGTAATCAATTATATTTATGCTTCTCCCCAACTGTTGATAAAAGATTATACTACTGTGGTCGGAGACCCCAAGATCCCATGCTGTAGATACTGGTAAGGCAGGATCGTATGGAACTCTTGTAAGGTGTTTATCATCATCTAGTTTTGCTATAACATCTCCATATACTGCACCTTCTATGTTTGCTATCCAATCGCACTCAAATTCTTGTAGGTACTTCTTCTCACCCATTACTTCTTTTGCCTTGACCAACTCATCCTCATCTACAATCTTAGTATCTGATGCTTTAGCTTTGTAGTTAAACCAATCTTCTGCACCTTGTGCATGTTGGTACAGTTCATAGAAGTTGTTGTTCATTCCCATTGGAGTTCCAATAAAAACACAGTAACCTTTTCTGTCAGATAGTGCGGGTCGTATTATTTCTGGAAATAGCTTACTATTGACGTTCGCATATTCGTCAATCACACATCCATCTAAATATATTCCACGAAGACCATCTGGCGATTCACTGCCTAGCAAGGTGATACGAGAGCCATTAGGTAAATCTACACGAAGTTCTGTCTCATTAAACTTGGTATGAGGTATCTTGGCGGTAAACTGTTTCATGTAATCCCATGCAATACTTTTGGCTTGTTTAAACGTAGGAGCTATATATGCGAACCTAGGGTTGTTAAGTTTGGACAGTAATGCTGACCTAATTAGGTGGTTGATCATACATACTGTTTTGCCAAATCTTCTATGGCATACAAGTACATTCCATCTGTGCTTGTCTATCTGTCTGTGCAAGTGAGCTTGATGCTTCCTTGGTGTATAGGGAATCTTAATATCCATATCTAGTGTATCATGTCTGACTTCATACCAGATACAGGTTTGTATTCAAAACCCATATTAAGCATAGCATAACTAATAAATAGATCAGCTGTTACTTTATTGGGAAAGCCATAGAACTTAATAATGACATTGTTTGTACCTTCTTCAATATAAGAAACTGAATCTAAATCTTCTGCACTAAAGTAATCCATATACTACATCTAGTGGATTTTAAAAAAAATAAAACAGAAAAGATGTCTTTGTATAAAGGGGTGGGTGTCTGTAAGGGTGTCCTCAAGTCCGGTCTATATATAGAAAGAAAACTGCGGGTACAATCTGGGGTATGCTGCAAATTAAAATCATTAAAAACTACATTAATCTAAGCAATAATAAATCCATATCGTATTAGTGATAAGAAAAAGTTACCGGTACAAATGTATTTAATTAATAATAATTAGTTTGGTACTTATTGTTTACTGTCGCTTGTTATGATGTGAGAAAAAAAACAAACGCTGTTTATAAATGGATACGATCTTTTAACTACTTTCAACACCATTTGAATTGTGTCCAAACAAACTTATTCATGCCTTATTTATGCCATGTGAATTTATTAACTTTAATTATGTTTAAAACAAATCAACCAAAGGAAACAATGAAACCAATTAAAATATATTATTATTCAGCTTTTAAAAATGAAACATTTGAAACTGATGATATGAAAACAGCAATAGAAATTTGTGAAAATGGAATAGATCAACAATATCTAGTTTATGTAAATGGAAACAAATATAAAGCTATGAATACATTTGGTAAAAAAATCAACTTAAACAATTAAAGGAAACTATGAAAATAATCACACAAGCCAAAGCAATAGAAATTATAACTATTCATGGAAATTTAGATGAATTTTATTATTTCATTAAAGAACTAGGAAACAAAAAAGAATATAAACTAAAAGACGTTAAATCATGGCTAGGATATTAATTGCCTAATTATAGCCATAATAATTTATTAACTTTAAACAACTAACCAAAGGAAACAAAAATGACAAATAATACAAATCAAATGATGCAAGTAGCCGAAACAATAAGATCACAAATACATCCACACGTTTTAATGTGTAGTGCTTCAAGAAATTTCGGAGCATTTGAAAATGAAATAGGCATGTATGGTATCCAATTTAAAATTAGCAATACCTCAAAATATAAATTTGCAACTGTTAGAATAACTTTAAATGGTCATGATTTATATAATATAGAAATCAAAAATATTAGAGGTCGTATTGTTGATAGTAAGACAGACATATACTGTGATCAATTAAGTAGTATTTTAGAAAGTATGTGGGAAAAAAAAGAAATACTAAACAAATGGACAAAGAAAGAGTTAAAATATGCCTAAATCTAGCCATATTTATTTATTAACTTTAATTAACTAACGAAAGGAAACTAAAATGACAATAGACAAAAATAACGAGGGTGCTTGGCGTATTTGTGAAAATATAAATGGGTACTTGGAAACAAAAGTATATTATTTTTACAGTAAAAAAGAAGCTGTAAAATTATTTAGAGAACATAAAAAACAATTAACAAAAGGAAACTAAAATGAAAGACACAGTAACACAAAGTACATTTACAGATGCAATGACGCAAAAAGGTTATGGATTTAGCTACGAGGGTTCTATTGCATTGTTTGATCATCTAACAGAATACGAGGAAGACAGCGAACACGAATTGGAATTTGACCCAATAGCTTTTAGATGTGAATTTAGTGAGTATGAAAACTTAAAAGAAATACAAAAAAGCTACAATGATATTCAAGATATTGAAGATTTAGAAAGGAATACAACAGTAATACAAATACCAGATAGCGAAAAAATAATAATAAGAAACTATTAACCAACTGAAAGGAAACACAATGAAAGTACAAAACATAACTAGCAACAATGGAAACAAAATAGCAAACCAATTTATAGTAACTGACAATCATGAAATGGGTAACAAGATAGAATATTTCCAATCTTATAACTCTATGATTGCTAAAAAAATATATGATGATTTGGGTTGTGATGTAGTTGAAACATTTTTAGATAAAAAATATTGGAACTACTCAAACACAACCGGCAAGTACAGAAATATATTTCTTAATGAAACTATAAAAGATACACGAGCCAAAATTAAAAATGGTACTTATATCTTAACAGACTTAAACAAATAGAAAGCGAGGAATAGATGAAAACAAAAACTGATTATATATATTCAACAGCTTTAGCTTATGCTTGTTATAAAAGCGGTCCTAAAAGAGTTGATGATAATTTATTAAAAAATATGTTTAGAGATTTATGTTTGTTATCTGATGAATATGCTTTTGATTATAAACAAGAATTAAAAAATATATTAACAGAAAGCGAGGAAATAAATGAATGATGATAGTAGTAAAATAGGTAAATTAATCAATGGTTTCAACGATTATTTGGATAAACTAAAGAAAGAAGAAGATCACAGTTTAGCCATATTTTATGACTACGATATAGAACCATTAAAAAATGATTTAGTTGACATGGCTAACGAGTGCAACGAACAAAAACTTTATGATGACAATTACATAACACAAGGTCAAATTAATAAAATAAACAAAAGGGAAAAATAAAATGAGCAATAAAACTACTTACAAAATAACAATACATAACCCAGATAAAGTTGATATGAATGATGATATTTTAGATGATCAATCAAGAATGTGGGAAATATACAAAGACTTTGAGTGTAGGTCTGATGCAAAAAAATGGTTATCAGATTATATTGAAGTTATAGAAATGCTTAACTAATAAACAGAAAGGAAAAATAAAATGAAAAAAATAATAAGTCAATATGATGCTCAAATGGTTGCAGATTGGTTTAATGGGTCTAATTTAGTTCACTCTTCAATCGCAGATAATAAACAAATAAAAAAGTTATTTGAGCAAAGCGAAAAGTTAAGACAAAAAGCACACAAAATAATTGTTGATGATAACACTTGGAAATTTAAATGGAAAAGTAAAAATTTAAGACAGTTAAAAGTAAAATATAATTATGATAAATAAACAACTAACACAAAAACAAAATTTAAAACAACTTATGAGATTAACACTCATAAATATTTTAAATGCTAAAGGTCTTTATTATCAGAAGTATCAACAACAGTATCAGCGGAAACGTCAATCAAATCAGATTGATTATCTTCCCATGAAATTTTAATTGATTGATCGGTCTTAACATTTTGTACCTTATTATCTGAATATAAATCTGTTAGCTTGTTAGCAAGGAAAGTTATAAACTTTGTCTTTTCCCTTATCCATAGTATCTGATTAGGGTTTTCAACCTCTTGATATTGAAAGACTTGCAGCAGTTTATCTATTAAAGTTTGAACACCATTTTTTCTAGCCTCTGTTATCCTCTCATTCATTTCCGGATTTTTTTTTAAGAAATGATAGAAACTCATCAAGCTGAACTCGTACTGTTTTTCCTCTAGT